TTGAATGAGCTGGACCGCAAGTCGCTCTGCGCGCTGCCGCATCTTTTTGACATCTGGGCGCTGGATCACCAGCGCCCGCCGCCGGGGGGCTGGCGCGCCTGGGTGATCCTGGGCGGCCGCGGCGCAGGCAAGACACGGGCAGGGGCCGAATGGATCCGCTCGCTCGCCGAAGGGCCTTGCCCGCATGATCCCGGCACCGCAAGGCGCATCGCACTGGTGGCGGAAACCTACGACCAGGTGCGCGATGTGATGATACATGGCGACAGCGGCATCCTGGCCTGTTCGCCGCCCGACCGCCGCCCCAAGTGGAAAGCGTCCGAGCGCAAGCTGGTCTGGCCCAACGGGGCGGAGGCGCAGGCGTTTTCCGCCCACGACCCGGAGGCCCTGCGCGGTCCCCAGTTCGATGCTGCCTGGGCAGATGAGCTGGCCAAATGGAAAAAGGGGCAGGAGAGCTGGGACATGCTGCAGTTTGCCCTGCGGCTGGGCCAGGACCCGCGGGTCTGCGTCACCACCACGCCGCGCAATGCGCCGGTGCTGAAACGGCTGCTGGCCTCGCCCAGTACCGTCCAGACCCACGCCGCGACCGAAGCCAACCGCGCCAATCTTGCACCGTCGTTCCTGGTGGAAGTGCGCGCGCGCTATGCAGGCACCCGGCTGGGCCGGCAGGAGCTGGACGGGGTGATGCTGGCCGATGTACAGGGCGCGCTCTGGACCACTGCGGCGCTGGCTGATGCGCAAGTGGCAGAGGCGCCGCCGCTTGACAGGGTCGTGGTCGCCGTCGACCCGGCGGTCAGCGCAGGTAAAGGGTCCGACGCTTGCGGGATTGTGGTGGTCGGCGCCGTCACCCAAGGCCCGCCGCAGGACTGGTGCGCCTATGTTCTGGCGGATTGCACCGTGCAGGGCGTGGGTCCGCTGGCCTGGGCACAGGCCGCAATTGCCGCCCGCGATGCCCATGGCGCCGACCGGGTGGTGGCCGAAGTCAACCAGGGCGGCGCGTTGGTGGAAACCGTGCTGCGCCAGGCCGATCCGCTGGTGCCGTTCCGGGCGCTGCACGCAAGAAAAGGCAAATCGGCCCGCGCCGAACCCGCCGCGGCGCTCTATGAACAGGGCCGCGTCAAACATCTGCCGGGGCTGGGAGGCCTGGAGGACCAGATGTGCCTGATGACACCCCAAGGCTACCGCGGCAGCGGCTCACCGGACCGGCTGGATGCACTGGTCTGGGCCTTGCATGAGTTGATCATTCATCCGGCGGCGAAACTGAAGCTGCCGCAGGTGCGGGTCTTGTAGACACAGCCCGGCCTCGGGCTGGGGAACCGCAAAATGGAAGCTCGGAGATGGCAGCGTGCAACGCTGCCATTTTCAATTTTTACAATGGCTTACGGTCAGGTGTTGCGCCCCCTGCGTACGCACCGCTGGCCAAATCTTCAGGCCTGTCTGCCATTAATGGTCCTCAGCAAAGGCGCAACAGCCCCACCGGCACCGGCGCCACAATCAGCAACCATGAGGAGCGGACAATGGTCTTTGACCTGCTGCGGCGCAACAAGCCCGAACCCCCGGAAACCGCCCTGGAACAGAAGGCCAGCCAGACCGCCCGCGTGGTCTCCTGGCAGGGCGCAGGCCGCACCGCCTGGAGCCCGCGCGACAGTGTATCGCTGACCTGCAGCGGCTTTGCCGGCAATCCGGTCGGCCATCGGGTGATCCGCATGATCGCCGAGGCCGCCGCCGCGGTGCCGCTGGTGCTGCAGGACAGCCGCCAGCGCTATGACAGCCACCCCTGGCAGGCACTGCTGGTGCGCCCCAACCCCGCCCAGACCCAGGCCGAACTGCTGGAGGCGCTTTATGGCCACCTGCTCTTGTTCGGCAATGCCTACATCGAGGCGGTGGCAGCAGAGGACGGCATCCCGGCAGAGCTGCATGTGCTGCGCTCAGACCGGATGAACGTGGTGCCGGGGCCGGACGGCTGGCCTGCGGGTTTTGACTATGTGGTGGGCGGGCGCAAGCACCGCTTTGCCAACGACCCCGCCCAATCCCCGATCTGCCATATCAAGAGCTTCCATCCCCAGGATGACCACTATGGCCTGTCATCGCTGCAATCCGCGGCCATGGCGATTGACGTGCACAACGCCGCCTCCCGCTGGTCCAAGGCGCTCTTGGACAACGCAGCCCGTCCTTCCGGTGCGCTGATCTGGAAGGGTTCCGATGGCCATGGCCGCATGTCCGACGAACAATTCCGCGTCCTGAGCGACGAGATTCAATCAAACTTTCAGGGCGCCAAGAATGCCGGCCGCCCGATGGTGCTGGAGGGCGGGCTGGACTGGAAACCGATGGGCTTCTCGCCCTCCGACATGGAATTCCAAAAGACCAAGGATACCGCCGCCCGCGAGATTGCACTGGCCTTCGGGGTGCCGCCGATGCTGCTCGGCATTCCGGGCGATGCGACCTATGCCAATTACCAGGAGGCCCATCGCGCCTTCTACCGGCTGACCGTGCTGCCCTTGGTCTCCAAGGTCACCGCAGCCCTGGCTGATTGGCTGACCGGCTGGACCGGCGAAGTCCTAACCCTGAAACCCGACCTTGATCAATTGCCCGCCTTGGCGGCCGAGCGCGAGGCGCAGTGGCGCCGGGTTGCCGCCGCGGATTTCCTCACGCCCGCGGAAAAGCGGCAGCTGCTGGGGTTGCCCGCACAAGCCCCGGGCGAATGCCAGGCTGAGGGCGGGCAGGCGGAGGGCGGACAGGATGACTGAGCACCCGATGCACGCCTTCGATTGTTCACCGGGATTGCGCCTGTCCGCCCATGAGAGGGTAGCCCAGATCCAGAACGAGGCGGTGAACCGTCGCCTCGACCGGATCGAACAGATGATGGAGCGGCTGGAAAAACGTCTCTGGCTCACCGTTTACGGTGTCGCCGCGGTGATCCTGGCGCAGGCCTTTCAATCCTTCTTGACGGTTCAATTGCCGTAACAACAACAACTTGCGAGGCAAATATCATGCAGGGACCACCCCGGCTTGAACATAAATTCGCACGCTTCGGCGAGGATCTCTCGCTGAAGGACGCAACAGAAATCAGCGGCTACGCCAGCCTGTTCGGCCAGACCGATCAGGGCGGCGATGTGGTGGTGCTCGGCGCCTATACCGCGTCCCTCAAGGCGCTTCAGGATCAGGGCCGCACAGTCAAGATGCTGTGGCAGCACGACCCGGCGCAACCCATCGGCGTCTGGGACGAGGTGCGCGAGGACAAGCGCGGGCTTTACGTCAAGGGCCGCATCCTGACCGCCACCCCCAAGGGCGCCGAAGCCGCCGCGTTGATCGGGGCCGGCGCGATTGACGGGCTGTCAATCGGCTACCGCACCGTGAAATCCACCCGCGGCCAGGACGGCACCCGAAACCTGACCCAGGTGGAGCTGTGGGAGGTGTCGCTGGTCACCTTCCCGATGCTGCCCGCGGCGCGGGTGGCGGGTAAATCCACCGGCCTGGATGCGGAGGCCGAGGCGCTGCGCGCACTGGCAACCGGCCTGCGCCAGATCACCAGTGACCTCAAGGCAGGACAATGACCATGAACAACCCAGACCACCCCGGCGCCACCGGGGATACAGCGCCCCTGGCGCATGAAGTGAAACAGGCTGTCACCGGCTTTCTTCATGAATTCAAGGGGTTTCAGAACGACGTGCAATCAAGGCTGAAACAGGCAGAAGAGCGAGTGAACATGCTGGACCGTAAGACAATCTCACAGAGCCGTCCCCATCTGGCAGCCAGCCAGGACGCGGGTGCGCCGCATCAAAAGGCGTTCAACGCCTATCTGCGCAGCGGCGATGACGACGGCCTGCGCGGCCTCGAACTGGAAGGCAAGGCAATGTCCACCGCCGTGGGCAGCGACGGCGGCTATCTGGTCGACCCGCAGACCTCGGAAACCGTCAAGGCGGTGCTGAACGCCTCCGCCTCGATCCGCGCCGTGGCCTCGGTGGTGCATGTGGAGGCCTCGTCTTATGACGTGCTGATCGACCACAGCGAAATGGGCGCCGGCTGGGCCAATGAAACCGGCCCGGCGGCGGAAACCTCCACCGGCAATATCGACCGCATCTCGATCCCGCTGCATGAACTGAGCGCTTTGCCCAAGGCGTCGCAGCGGCTGCTGGACGACAGCGCCTTTGATATCGAGGGCTGGCTGGCCGGCCGCATCGCCGACAAGTTTTCCCGCTCGGAGGCCGACGCCTTCATCAACGGCGACGGTGTCGACAAGCCCCGCGGCTTCCTCGACTACACCGTGTCCGAGAACGACAGCTGGAGCTGGGGCAACCTCGGCTACAAGGCGACTGGCGTGGACGGTGAAATTGGCAACGGTGACGCGATCATCGACCTGGTCTATGCGCTGGGGGCGGAATACCGCGCCAACGCCACCTTCATTCTGAACTCCAAGACCGCAGGAATGCTCAGGAAACTGAAAGACGCCGACGGCCGCTTCCTGTGGTCCGATGGGCTGGCCGCAGGTGAACCTGCGCGGCTGATGGGCTACCCGGTGCTGATCGCCGAGGACATGCCGGATCCGGCCGCCAACAGCTTTTCCATCGCCTTCGGCGACTTCCGCGCCGGTTACACGATCGCCGAACGCCCGGACCTGCGTGTGCTGCGCGACCCGTTCAGTGCCAAGCCGCATGTGCTGTTCTACGCGACCAAGCGTGTCGGCGGCGACGTCAGCGATTTTGCCGCGATCAAGCTGATGAAATTCGGCGCGAGCTAACGCTTTGCGCTGATGGCGGACCGGCAGACCGGTCCGCCGGCGGGCATGCACCCCACAGTCCTTTGCCGTCCAGCTGCTCCCCTCCGTCCGAGCGGCAAGGGATGGTGCATGCCCGCCGAACCCCACCCGGACAGCAGATCAGGGCCGCAACAGGGGAAGGCCCGCAGGAGTAAGATGATGATGCTGAGCGAAGTGACACCCGTGCCCGAGGCCGCCCTGCCGCTGGCCCAGTTCAAGGCGCATCTGCGTCTGGGCACCGGCTTTGGCGAGGACAGCCTGCAGGACGAGGTGCTGTTTGGCTTTCTGCGCGCCGCCCTGGCTGCAATTGAGGCAAGGACCGGCAAGGCGCTGATTGCACGCGAGTTTGAACTGGAAATCCGCCACTGGCGCGACCGAGTGCAGATGATCCTGCCCATCGCCCCTGTGCAGGCGGTATCCGGGGTTGTGATGCGCGACGCAGGCGGCACCGAAACCGTTCTGGACGCCACTCTTTATCACCTGGAGCGCGACAGCCAGCGCCGGCGCCTGCGTCCGGCCGGCAGCCTGCTGCCCGCAATCCCGGCAGGCGGTCTGGTGCGGATTTCCCTGCAGGCCGGCATGGCCGCGGATTGGGGCGGCTTACCCGCCGATTTGGGCCAGGCAGTGATGCTGCTGGCTGCGCATTACTACGAATACCGGGCCGACACCGGGCTGCATGGCGGCTGCATGCCGTTTGGCGTCACCAGCCTGATCGAACGCTACCGCAGCCTGCGGCTGACCTTGGGAGGCCTGGCATGAAGCGCCCCCCGAAACTCACCCGCAAGCTGGTGCTGGAAGACCCCCAGCGCAGCTCCGACGGCGCCGGCGGTTTTACGGAAACCTGGGTGGCGCTTGGCACCCTCTGGGCTGAAGTGAAGCCCCTGAGCGGCCGCCTGAGCGGCGATGGCCTGTCTTTGCAGAAATACCGGATCACCCTGCGTGCCGCACCTGAAGGTTTTGCATCCCGCCCGCGTCCGGACCAGCGTTTCCGCGACATCAACAGGCTGTACCGCATTGATGCAGTTGCGGAATCTGATCCGGACGCCCGCTGCCTCACCTGTTTTGCGGTTGAGGAGGTGAGCGGATGACTTATGCCATCGCTGGCGGGCTGCAATCCGCTGTCTACACCCATCTGACCGGAGACGCGGGCCTGACCGCGCTGGTCGGCAGCGCCATCTATGACGCCATCCCCGCAGGCCCCTTGCCGCAGACCTATGTGGCGCTGGGGTCGGAGGAGGTGCTGGACCGTTCCGACAAGTCCGCGGGCGGCGCCGAGCATCGGTTCTTCATCACCGTCACCACCGACACCGCCGGTTTTGCCGGCGCCAAGGCCACCGCCGCAGCCGTCTGCGACGCGCTCGTTGGTGCCTCGGTGCCGCTTACCCGCGGCCAGCTCACGGGCCTCTGGTTCGACCGGGCCAAGGCCGAACGGCTGAATACCGGCGGCAGGCAGATCACCCTGCGCTTCAGGGCGCGGGTGGATGACGTCTGAACCTTACATTCTTTGTGAAACCAGTTGAAATACATGGAGAAACCCCATGACAGTTCAAAACGGCAAGGACCTCTTGGTCAAAGTGGACATGAACGGCGCAGGCCTGTTTGAAACCATCGCCGGCCTGCGCGCCACGCGGATCAGCTTCAACGCCGAAAGCGTCGATGTGACCAGCCTCGAAAGCCAGGGCGGCTGGCGCGAGCTGCTGGCAGGCGCTGGGGTGCGTTCGGCCAGTATTTCCGGCTCCGGCATCTTCCGGGACGAGGCGACCGACGAACGCGCCCGGCAGTTGTTTTTTGAAGGCCTCACGCCCGAGTTCCAGGTGATCATCCCCGACTTCGGCATCGTGCAGGGGCCGTTCCAGGTCACCGCGCTGGAATATGCCGGCAGCCACAACGGCGAGGCGACCTATGAGCTGTCGCTCGCCAGCGCCGGCCAGCTCAGCTTTGCGGCGGTCTGACCATGGTGAATCCGCAGGCAGGCGAGGCGGAATTGCTGGTAAACGGAACTCCTTACGCGCTGAAGTTGACCCTTGGCGCACTGGCAGGCCTTGAGACCGCGCTGGAGGAAGGCACGCTGGTCGATCTGGTTCAGCGGTTCGAACAGGGCCGGTTTTCCGCCCGCGATGTGCTGGCACTCTTGGCAGCCGGTTTGCAGGGCGGTGGTCATTCCATCAGCCATGGCGATCTGGCATCCGCCAGTATCACCGGCGGCCCGATGCAGGCGGCGCGGGTGGCGGCGGAACTTTTGGTGCGCAGCTTTGCCGTGCCGGAGAGCAAATGACCGCGCTCGACTGGCCCGCCCTGATGCGCGCCGGGATGGCGGGGCTGAAACTGCTGCCGCGCGACTTCTGGCAACTGACCCCTGCGGAACTGCGGCTGATGCTGGGTGAGGCCGCTGCAACCCAGCCCCTGGACCGGGACCGATTGGCAGCCCTGATGCAGGACTTCCCCGACATCCCCGGCCCACAGGAAAAGGAGACAACAGATGACTGACTCATCCTCGATGGCAGAACTGGAATTGCAGGGCGATGCTTTGGGAGAAGCGCTGGACGGTGCCTCCGCAATGGCCTCGGCCTTTGCAGAAGTGCTGGGGCGGGTGAAGGAGGGTTTCTCCGAGACCGGCCGTGACGCCCAGATTCTGGACCGAAGCCTTTCCAAGGGGTTGCGGCGCGCTTTTGACGGGCTGGTGTTTGATGGCGACAACCTGTCGGAGTCGATGGATACACTCGCGCGCTCGATGATCCGCACCACCTATAACGCCGCGATGAAGCCGGTGACGAACCGCATGGGAGGGCTGATTTCAGACGGTTTCGGCAGCCTGATCGGCAGCATCCTGCCCTTCGCCAACGGGGCAGCCTTCAGCCAGGGCAAGGTGATGCCCTTTGCCAAGGGCGGCGTCGTTACCGGACCCACAACTTTTCCGATGCGCGGCGGGACCGGGCTGATGGGCGAGGCCGGGCCGGAGGCGATCCTGCCGCTGACCCGCGGCGCTGATGGCTCGCTTGGCGTCCGCAGCCAGGGCGGCGGCGCTGTCAATGTGGTGATGAATGTCTCCACCCCCGACGTCAAAGGCTTTGAACGCAGCCGCAGCCAGATCGCAGCACAGCTGTCCCGCGCGCTGAACCGCGGCGGGCGCAACCGTTAAATACGGAGGGTAAACAAATGAATTTCCATGAAGTCCGCTTTCCTGCCTCGCTCAGTTTCGGCTCCGTTGGCGGTCCGGAACGCCGCACCGATGTAGTGACGCTCGCCAACGGGTTTGAAGAACGCAACACCCCCTGGGCGCACTCCCGCCGCCGCTATGATGCCGGGCTTGGTTTGCGCGCGCTGGAGGATATCGAGGTGCTGATTGCCTTCTTCGAGGCGCGTCAGGGGCAGCTTTACGGCTTCCGCTGGAAGGACTGGAGCGATTACAAATCCGCCCGGCCCAGCGCCGCGGTGGCGTTTGACGATCAGGAAATTGCAACGGGCGATGGCAGCACCGTAACGTTCCAGCTGATGAAGACCTACCGCTCCGGTGAATTCACCTATCAGCGCCCGATTTCGAAACCTGTGGCGGGCAGCGTGCGGGTGGGCATCGAACAGGATGAGCTGCGCGAGAGCGTCGATTACGACCTCGACACCGCCACCGGCCTGATCACCCTGGCGCACCCGCCGGAGGTTGGTCTCAGCATCAATGCCGGGTTCGAATTCGACGTGCCGGTGCGGTTTGATACCGCCAGCATCCAGACCAGCGTGGCGTCGTTCCAGGCCGGAGAGGCACCAGCGGTGCCGGTGGTGGAGGTGCGGGTATGAGTAGTCTTTCCAAGGAGTTGCAGAACCATCTTCAGTCAGGCATCACAACTGTCTGCCGCTGTTGGGCCTTGGAACGGCGCGATGGAACCGTGCTGGGCTTCACTGATCACGACTGCGTGCTGTCGTTTGATGGCGTCGACTTTCAGCCCGGCAGCGGGTTGACCGCGCGGGCGGTGCAACAGGCCACTGGCCTCTCGGTCGACAACACCGAGGCGCTGGGGGTGCTGAGCGACGCTGCCGTGCGCGAGGAGGATATCGAGGCAGGCCGCTTTGACGGCGCCGAGGTGCGCTGCTGGCTGGTCAACTGGCAGGATGTCTCGATGCGCTGGCTGCAGTTCCGCGGCTCCATCGGCGAGATCCGCCGCGCGGGCGGCGCTTTTGAGGCAGAGCTGCGCGGGCTGACCGAGACGCTGAACCAGCCGCTGGGGCGGATCTATCAGAAGCCCTGCACGGCGGTGCTGGGCGATACCGCCTGCCGGTTTGACATGCAGACGCCGGGTTATGCCGTGGAACTGGATGCTGAAAGCGTGGAACGCAATGAAGTGTTCCGCTGGGAGGCATTGCCGGGGTTTGAGCCGGATTGGTTCACCGGCGGGCGGCTGTCGGTGCTGAGCGGTCCGGCTGCGGGATTGTGGGCCGCCGTGAAGGCGGATCAAGCCAAGGCCGACGGGCGCCGGATCACCCTGTGGGAACCGATCCGCGCGGCAGTGGCGCCGGGTGACACGGTCCGGCTGGAGGCCGGTTGCGACAGACGCATGGAGACCTGCCGGCTGAAGTTCAATAACCTGCTGAATTTCCAGGGCTTCCCCGATATTCCGGGCGAGGACTGGGTGATGGCGGTGCCGCGCCAGTCCGGTATGAACACCGGCGGGAGCAGGCGATGATCCGGGTGGTGACAGCGGCGCGGGGCTGGATCGGCACGCCCTATGTGCATCAGGCCTGCTGCCAGGGGGCGGGCTGCGACTGCCTGGGCCTGATCCGGGGCCTGTGGCGGGAGCTGTACGGGTCCGAACCCGAAGCGCCGCCTGCCTATACGATGGACTGGTCGGAACCGCAGGGGGCCGAGGCACTGTGGCAGGCCGCGGCGCGGCATCTGGTGGCAAAGCCGCTGGAGGAAGCAGCTGCAGGAGATGTGATCCTGTTCCGGATGCGCGAGGGATCGGTGGCCAAGCATCTGGGGGTGCAGTCCGAAACTAGCATTCAAACCGGCGAGGGCAGCGTCCGGCCACGGCTGGGCGAGAAGCGCCAGCCGTCATCCACTGACGGGACGGGGGCGGACGGACGCTGCCTGGCCTTCGGCCAGGCGGGACAGGCAAGCGATGGCCCCGCCTTTATCCACGCCTATGCCGGCCACGGGGTTGTCGAAAGCCCGCTGAGTCCGCCCTGGCAGCGCCGCATCGTGGCGCGGTTTCACTTCCCGAAGGAGCTGATCTGATGGCAACCATTCTTATTTCTGCCGCGGGTGCTGCGATTGGCGGCACCATTGGCGGCACCGTGGCGGGGCTGTCCTCGGCAGTGATTGGCCGCGCGGTCGGCGCTACCCTGGGCCGGATGATTGACGAGCGGCTGCTGGGCAGCGGTGCCGATCCGGTGGAGACCGGCAAAGTTGACCGCTTCCGCCTGACCCAGGCCAGCGAGGGTGCGCCCATGACGCAGGTCTATGGCCGGATGCGGCTGGGCGGGCAGGTGATCTGGACCTCGCGGTTTCTGGAAACCTCCCAGACCAGCGGCGGCGGTGGCAAGGGACGTCCCAGCCAGCCGCAGGTGACGAGCTACAGCTATTCCGTCTCATTGGCGGTTGCGCTGTGCGAGGGCGAGGTGGCCCATGTCGCCCGCGTTTGGGCCGATGGCGAAGAAGTGGCGCCGAAGGATTTGAACATGACCGTTTATAGCGGCACCGCGGACCAGCTGCCCGACCCGGTGATGGAGGCGATTGAGGGGCCGGGGCAGGTGCCCGCCTACCGCGGCACCGCTTATGTGGTGATGGAAAACCTGGACCTTGCGCGTTTTGGCAACCGGGTGCCGCAGTTTTCATTTGATGTTCTGCGCCCCGAACAACCAGCCAGCAGCACCCATGCTCTGGACCTGGGCCAGCTGGTGCAAGGGGTGGCGCTGATGCCTGGCACCGGTGAGTACGCGCTGGCCGCGGATGTGGTGCAATACTCCGGCGGGCCCGGGGATGCCAAGCCGGCCAATGAGCATACGCCCTCGGGTCTCAGCGACCTCAAGACCTCGCTGAACGCCTTGGAGGCGGAGCTGCCGGCCTGCGGTGCGGCTTCCTTGATTGTGTCGTGGTTTGGTGGCGATCTGCGGTGCGGGGACTGCACGCTGAAGCCCAAGGTGGAACATAAGGATGCCGAAGGAAACATGGCTTGGTCCGTCAGCGGCGTCACCCGCGCGGCGGCAGAGGAGGTTTTGAAGGAAGACGGCGAGCCGCTTTATGGCGGCACCCCGGCGGATGCCTCGGTGATCCAGTCGATCCAAGAGATGCAGGGCCGCGGCCTGCGGGTGATGTTTTATCCGTTCATCCTGATGGATCAGGCAGAGGGCAACGTGCTGCCCGATCCCTGGACCGGCGGTGCCAGCCAGCCGCATCTGCCCTGGCGCGGACGGATTACGTTGTCAGCTGCTCCCGGGCAGGCCGGTTCCCCCGATGGCACCGCTGCAGCGGAGGCGGAGGTCGCGGCGTTCTTTGGTACAGTCACCGCAGCGGATTTCACCGTGGGAGACGGCAGCGTGGCCTATACGGGGCCGGACGAGTGGAGCCTCAGCCGCTTCATCCTGCACAATGCTGCACTTTGTGCAGCGGCGGGCGGGGTTGAGGCCTTCTGCATCAGCTCCGAGATGCGGGCGCTGACGCAGATCCGCGGCGCCAGCGGTTTTCCCGCGGTTCAGATGCTGAAGGCACTTGCAGCTGAGGTGCGCGCGCTTCTGGGGGCGGGGACCAAGATCGGCTATGCCGCCGACTGGTCGGAATACTGGGGGTATAAGTCGCCGGAGGGCGACCGCTATTTCCATCTGGACCCGCTGTGGGCGGATGAAAACATCGACTTCATCGGCATCGACAATTACATGCCGCTGTCCGACTGGCGTGAAGGTGAGGATCACCTGGACGCGCAATCCGGCGTGCCGGCGATCTATGACCCCGAATACCTCAGCAGCAATGTCGAGGGCGGCGAGGGGTTTGACTGGTATTACCACTCCTCCGAAGCCCGCGAAGCGCAGATCCGCACCCCGATCACCGATGGTGCGCATGATGAACCTTGGGTCTGGCGCTATAAGGATATCCGCAGCTGGTGGATGAATGACCACCATCAGCGTATCGGCGGGGTGCGGCAGGCGGTGCCGACAGAGTGGGTGCCGCAGTCTAAGCCCATCTGGTTCACCGAGCTTGGCTGCGCCGCCATCGACAAGGGCACCAATCAGCCCAACAAGTTTCTGGACCCGAAAAGCTCGGAATCGAAACTGCCGCGTTATTCCAACGGGTTGCGGGACGATCTGATGCAGATTTCCTATCTGCGGGCGTTTCTGGGCCATTGGGGCGAAGCGGCAAACAATCCGCTGTCAGAGGAATACGGAGGGCGGATGCTGGATATGTCCAACGCCTATGTCTGGGCCTGGGACGCGCGGCCGTTTCCGGTCTTTCCCAGCCGGATCGAGATCTGGAACGACGGCGAAAATTACCTGCGCGGCCATTGGCTGAACGGGCGCGCCGGGCAGCGCACGCTGGCCTCTGTGGTGGAGGAAGTGTGCCACAGGGCAGGGCTTTACGACATTGATGTTACCGGGCTTTACGGCGTGGTGCATGGGTATGTGAACCCGGATGTCGCGGACGCCCGCGCGGTGCTGCAACCCTTGATGCTGAGGCACGGGTTTGACGCGGTGGAACGCGACGGGGTTCTGATGTTCCGGATGCGCAAGGGCAGCGGGGCCAAGGCGCTGAAGCTGGAGCATCTGGCCGAGAGCGAGGAAATGGACGGCAGCCTGGAGCTGGCCCGTGCCGGCGAGGCGGAGCTGGCGGGCCGGGTGCGGCTGCGGTTCACCGAATTGGGCGGCGATCATGCGGCCGGATCGGTTGAGGCGGTGCTGCCGGATGAGGCGACACATAGCGTCAGCCAGAATGAGCTGCCGCTGGCGCTGACCCGGGCCGAGGCGCGTCAGGTGGTCAGCCGCTGGCTGGCAGAGGCGCGGATTTCGCGCGATGCGGCGCGGTTCTCGCTGCCGCCCTCGATGCTGCATCTGGGGGCGGGGGATGTGGTCTCCCTGCCGGTGGAAAACGGCGAACAGCTGTACCGCATTGACCGGGTGGAACAGGCCGAGGCGCAGATGGTCGAAGCGGTTCGGATCGAACCCGGCGTCTACGATCTGGCCGCAGTGGCCGAGGAGCTGCCGGGGGTCAATGCCTTTGCCGCCCCCGGGCCGGTGCTGCCCCTGTTCATGGATCTGCCGCTGATGCGCGGCGATGAGGTGCCGCATGCGCCGCATCTGGCGCTGACCGCGGCGGCCTGGCCCGGCAGCGTTGCGGTCTACGGCTCCGGGGCGGATGAGAATTACGCGCTGGAGCAGGTGATTGCCGCGCGGCAGGTGGTCGGCGTCACGGAAACGCCGCTGTTTGCCGCCGGGGCCGGGCGCTGGGATCTGGGCGCGGATCTGCAGGTGAAGCTGATCTCCGGTTCCTTGGAAAGCCGCACGGCGGAGGCGGTGCTGAACGGCGCCAATGCCGCTGCGATCGGCGATGGCACATCCGGCAATTGGGAGCTGTTCCAGTTCCGCGAGGCGGAGCTGATCGCGCCGCAGACCTATTTGCTGCGGGGCCGTTTGCGCGGCCAGCAGGGCAGTGATGCGCTGATGCCTGAGGTCTGGCCTGCGGGATCTTTTGTGGTGCTGCTGGATGGCACGCCGATGCAGATGGAGCTGGCGCCGGAACAGCGGCGCCAGCTGCGGCACTACCGGATCGGGCCCGCACGGCGGGCGCTGGAGGATCCGTCTTATCTGCACCGGCAGGAGAGTTTTGAGGGCATTGGTCTGCGCCCCTATGCGCCGGTGCATCTGCGCCTTGGCGGGGGGCTTGGCAGTGACTTGAGAGCGACGTGGATCCGCCGCACAAGGATCGAGGGCGACAGCTGGGAGCTGGAGGAGGTGCCACTGGGTGAAGAGAGCGAATCCTACCGCATCCGGGTGATGCGCGGGTCCACGGTGCTGCGGGAGGCAACCTCTGCCACGCCGGAATGGGCCTATCCGGCGGTGTCGCAGGCCGAAGATGGCGCGCAGGCGGGGGATGTGCTGGAAGCGGCGCAGCGGTCGGCGCGGTTCGGCGCCGGACCGGCGGCGCGGGTTTTGCTGGGATGATACACCCGGTGCTGCCCGGAGATGTGTCGGCGGTGGCGCGCGCCTTGCTGGCGGTTCGGGATGCGGACCGCCTGCGCCTGTGCCGTAGGATCTTTGGCGGTGCGTCGGAGGCAGCGGCTTATACGGGGCTGACAGGCCGCCTGCACCCGCGCTGGGGCGACGGGAGTTTGAGTGCCGCGGCACGAAGGTTTGATCTGGCCTCTGAGCCGTTTCTGGATGATCCGGTCTATCTCAACTGCTCCCGGCTGGTGCTGCGGGAACTGGCGCGGCATCTCCGTATCGCAGGAGTGGCTCCCGCCCGCTGA